CGTTCCGGTCGAAGTGATGGAAGAGGATCCGAGCATTGTCGCCGATGCCACCAAGGTCGGCTCTCTCAAGGACGCCGTTCAGAACTATGCGATTGCTCACGGCATCGATGACATCGATGTCCTGTTCCCAGAAGCTCGGGCACTGGCCGACTCTCCGGAGTGGGACAAGCGTCGCACCGAGTGGGTTGCCGGCGTTCTGTCTGCAACGAAGAAGAGCCCGTTCAGTCGAGTCAAGACTCTGACCGCTGATCTCACGATGGATGAGGCTCGGGCCAAGGGTTATGTTACTGGCGATCTGAAGAAGGAAGAGTTCTTCAGCGTCTCCAAGCGAGTGACGACCCCGACCACCATCTACAAGAAGCAGAAGCTCGATCGTGATGACATGCTTGACATCACCGACTTCGATGTCGTCGCCTGGCTCAAGGGCGAGATGAGATTGATGCTTGATGAGGAACTCGCCCGTGCGATTCTCATCGGCGATGGTCGTGATGTGGCCAGTGAGGACAAGATCAACGAGCAAAACATCCGCCCGGTGGCCAAGGATCATGCGCTTTATGTGACGACCCTTACGGTTAACCTGCTGGATGCCAGCTCCGATGTTCGTGAGATCATCGACGCTCTTATCCTCAACCGTCGTCACTACAAGGGTTCTGGCCTGCCGACGATGTACACGACCGAGACCGTCATCGCTCAGTTCATGCTTCTGAACGATGGTATGGAGCGTCGTATGTACCGCTCCCTCGACGAGCTCGCTGCTGAGCTTCGTGTTGCTGCGATCGTTCCGGTCGAAGTGATGGAAGAGGATCCGAGCATTGTCGCCATTCTGGTCAACCTGAACGATTACGTTCTGGATGCTGACAAAGGTGGAAGCGTTTCGATGTTCGACGATTTCGACATCGACTACAACCAGTACAAGTACCTGATCGAGACTCGTGTTTCTGGAGCTCTTACGAAGCTCAAGAGTGCGATTGTCGTGAAGAGGGCTGCTGCTAGCGGTGACGCTGCGGTTGTTCCTGCGGCTCCCACCTTCGACTCTGAGACCGGTGAGGTCACCATTGTCGATACCACGGGCGTCGTCTACACTGACACCGCTACGAACACCGTCGTGAATGCGGCTGGTTCTCCGTATGAGGTTGGGGTTGGCGAAACGATTACGGTTCAGGCCACGCCTGCTTCTGGCAAGTACTTCGCCAGCAACGCAGACACGATCTGGACGTTCCGTAACAGGGGCTGACCTATAAGGAGTTAAGATGGCGAGATTCTATGGAGATATTGGGTATGGGGAAACTGTAGAAGATCCCCCTCGCTCTGGTGTTTGGGTAGATCGAATTACCGAAGTTGCGTACTACGGTGATGTTATTAGAAATACTCGGAGGCTGGATGAAAGCGAAAACCTTAATAGCGATATTTCCGTTGGCAATTCAATAAGCGTTGTCGCTGATCAATACGCCATCGAACACTTCTTCTTGATCAAGTATGTTAGATGGGCGGGGGTGCTCTGGACTGTGACTTCGGTCGAGGTTCGGAGCCCCCGTCTCATCCTTAGCCTTGGGAGTGTTTATAATGGGCCAACGACTTGATCTACACGCTATTCTCGTGTCCCTTTTGGGATCAAATAATGTCTATTTTCAGCCACCACCAACCGTGCAAATGAAGTATCCATGCATTGTCTACAAACGAGACAATGTTCAAACAACTTTTGCTAACGACCAGCCATACACAAGAGTGAAACAGTATCTGGTAACGGTCATTGACATAAATCCAGACAGTATCATTCACGATAAAATCGGAAGTTTGCCAAAGTGCGTTTACGATCGGTTTTATACGGCTGACAACCTCAATCACGATGTCTATAGACTCTTCTTCTAGGAGGAAGTAACAATGCCACAGCTTACTTGGGACACTATTGGCGATCGGTTCTATGAGACCGGTGTAGACCATGGTGTTCTCTACATTCCAGACGTCTCTGGCGTCTACACTACGGGAGTTGCTTGGAACGGCCTTACGGCTGTTACCGAGTCGCCCTCAGGTGCAGAGCCGACGGCGACGTATGCCGACAACATCAAGTACCTCAACCTGTTCTCCGCCGAGGAGTTCGGGCTTACCATCGAGGCTTACACCTATCCGGATGAGTTCGCTCAATTCGATGGCCTCGCCGAGCCAGAGCCCGGTGTCGTTGTGGGTCAGCAGACCCGCAAGACCTTTGGTCTGTCATACCGTACCAGGATTGGTAACGACCTCGAGGGTGATGACCACGGATACAAGCTTCACTTGGTGTACGGGTGCCAGGCCAGCCCTTCGGAGAAGGCCTATAACACCATCAACGACTCCCCTGAGGCCATTACCTTCAGCTGGGAGATCTCGACCACGCCCGCCCCGGTCACCGGGCTCAAGCCTACTTCTCTTATCGTTGTTGATTCGAGAGTCGTGGCTTCTGGTGATCTTACGGCGCTCGAGGAAGAGCTGTATGGCGATGCAACTACTGGCGTGGCTAACCTGCCAACGCCGGATGCAGTGATTGCTCTGCTTGCTTCGCCTTGATTCTGACAGCTAGGAGAGTGGAGAATGCTTAAATTAACCGTAATTGGAGAAGAAACCTATAACGAAGAGACCGAAGAGTTTGGCTCTGTTGGTGATTTCGTCTTAGAGTTAGAGCATTCTCTACTCTCACTGTCAAAATGGGAGTCCAAATTTGGAAGACCTTTCTTGACTCCTGATGACAAAAGTTCTGAAGAAATCTATTTCTACATTGAATGTATGATTCTCACCCCTAATTACCCATCTAATATTCTTTATCAATTGTCCAAAACAAATTTGGATGAAATTAATGGGTACATTGAGTCGCAACAATCCGCAACTACATTTGGCGAAATGCCTCAACACAAAACTAGAGGCAGAGCAGAGATTGTTACTTCAGAACTAATTTATTTTTGGATGGTTACTTTCAACATTCCCTTTGAATGTGAAACTTGGCATCTTAATCGTCTCTTCTCCTTGATCAGAATTTGTAACATCAAGAATTCGAAGCAGAAGAAGATGTCTCGAAGCGAAGTTGCACAACGCAATAGGGAATTAAATGCTCAACGCAGGGCGAAACACAATACGTCAGGTTAAGGAGGTTTTATGCCTGCTCTTGTTTGGGACGAGATTCGTGATTTTGAAGCGGGTTTAGATCATGGCGTTTTGTATCCACCTGATGGTGGCGGAATTCCCTGGAATGGCCTGATTTCAGTAGATGAACAATTCAATTCGACGATCGACCCGGTTTATTTTGATGGCATTAAGTTCAATGACATCATTTCGGCCGGAAACTTTTCCGCTACGTTGAGGGCGTACACTTACCCAGATGAATTTCTGGAGTTTGAGGGAACTGTGGAAGAACAGGACGGCATGTATATCGCCGACCAACCGCAAGGAATTTTCCACATGTCATATCGAACTCAAGCTGGAGAAGATGGGTATAAAATTCATCTTTTATGGAATTTGACGGCCGTTCCATCGACAAAAACTTATGAAACACTTTCGCTGGAAGTAAACCCATCAGAATTTGAATGGTCAATCACGTCAGTACCAGAGCCTATTGACACGTTTAGACCGACGTCTCATGTTGTTTTGGATTCAAGAAAATTGGATCCATTGCTGCTAGCGGACATTGAGATGATTCTCTACGGCGATCCCGAAGATCCGGAATCTGAGCCTAGATTTCCGTCGCTTAAAGGTTTCATTAGTTATGTTCGTAAATGGGATCGACTTATCATCACAGATCATGGCGATGGAACGTGGACCGCTTCGGCGAACGATCCAGATATCATTGAAATGTTGGATGAGACCACCTTCCAAATCACAAGCGATACTGCGGTATTTCTGGATGCGGATTCATACGAAATCAGCAGTAGTGAAAAGAACGAGGAGGATATCTGATGGCAACCGTGACCGGTTTTACTGCAGAACGAATGCTTGAAATCGAGGATACGTGTATCGTTGATGGAGCAATTGTCGGCAACGATCTCGTTCTGGAACAACGTAACGGTACACCAATCAACGCCGGCAATGTTCGTGGTCCCACGGGTCCTACTGGGCCAATTGGCGAAGTTTCTACCGCCGAAATGACTGCTGCAATCAACGCTCATAACTCTTCTGAAGTTACAGCAAGAAATGCTGCCATTGCCGCTGCTGTTTCAGCTAGTGGTTGGCAACATATTGCTGCCGGTGATGTTTCAAACTCGGCTGCGTTTACCATTACAATTCCGGATTCAACTTACAAGATGGTCAAAGTACATTTGAACTTGGCTGTCAGTGGTTCTGCTTCTGCTATTAATGCACGGGTCAATAACAATACCACAACGGCGTTGCATAGGTATAGTTATACTCAAATTTTAGGCGATGGAACGGTTTCTGGTGGAAGTGCTGATCAGGAAATGTGGCGATTGGGTGTTGCTAACACAGCGTTTGCTTCTACTTTTGATATGCTCATCAACAACGCAGACGGTACTAGCACCTTGCCGTGGCAATGCGTGAATACAGTGTTTGCGACTAGCGCCGCAAACGTTCGATCAAACATTTCTAGCGGTCGACTTTTAAGCGGTTTGCTTATGTCGTCTTTACGTATTATTCCCTCAACTGGTTTGATGACTGGTTACTATATTTGCGAAGGGTACAAGGTGCCTTAAGGAGGCAAGATGATCCGAGTTAATTCGAAGGGCAGTTTACGAAAAACCGCAACCTTTTTGGATCGTCTTAGGAACAACGATATGTACAGCGACTTTGACCGTTTTGGTCAAATGGGCGTTGACGCACTAGCTGCAGCCACCCCTAGAGATTCCGGGGCAACCGCTAATGCCTGGCGATATGGAATCGAACGTAGCCGCAAAGGCATGACTATATATTGGGATAATACTAATGAAAACAAGGGTGCAAAAATTGCTCTTCTAATTCAATATGGGCATGGCACAGGCACCGGAGGCTACATTAGTGGCACGGATTATATTAATCCATCTATAAAACCAGTATTCGATCAAATCGCCAACGACGTATGGAAGAAGGTGACACATGGCTAGCATCGATGATCGCATTGTTCAAATGCAGTTCGACAACTCTGCGTTTGAGCGCAAGTTGTCCACCACTCTTTCAAGCATCGAGAAATTGAATTCGACGATCGCTAATGCTGGAGCCAAGAACGGCCTTGATAAGGTCGCTCAGTCGTCAAAGAAATTCGATCTATCGTCAATGCATACGTCAATTGATGGTGTAAGCAAGAAATTCCTGGCGATGTCGACGATCGGCGTCACTGCGCTTGCCACCGTTGCGTCCAAAGCCATTACGGCTGGCGCTTCGATGCTCAAGTCTTTGACGCTCGATCCGATCATTGCTGGTTTCAAAGAGTATGAACTCAACATCGGATCTATTCAGACTATTCTGGCAAACACGTCGGCGGATGGCACAAACCTCGAGCAGGTTAACGCCGCACTGGACCAGTTGAATGAATATTCCGATAAGACGATCTATAACTTCGGTGAAATGACGAAGAACATCGGCACCTTCACGGCCGCTGGTGTGGATCTGGATACCTCGGTTCAATCGATCAAGGGTATTGCCAACCTGGCTGCTATATCTGGTGCTAATTCGCAGCAGGCATCATCGGCAATGTATCAGATGTCTCAGGCTATTGCGTCTGGATCAGTGAAACTGATGGACTGGAACTCAATCGTAAACGCCGGTATGGGTGGCGAGGTTTTCCAGAAGGCTTTGTTCGAAACCGGCAAGACAATGGGCACTATTGCTGATACGCCCATCGACACAACGTTCGAAGAGTGGACTGCGGCTGGTAATACGTTTCGTGGTTCACTAGAAAAAGGTTGGCTCACCTCTGAAGTCTTGACGACGACTCTCCAAGGATTTACTGGAGAGATGACCGAGGCTCAGTTGATGGCTAAGGGTTTCACTAAGTCTCAAGCCCAAGAAATGATGCGGCTTGGCGAACTTGGCGTCGAATCAGCGACAAAGGTTAGGACTCTTACACAGCTGTTCGGAACACTGAAAGAGTCGGTTGCATCTGGTTGGTCCAGGTCGTTCCGTACTATATTTGGCGACTTTAGAGAAGCAACAAAGCTCTTCACAGAAGTCAGTAACGCCCTCGGTAAGATTGTCGGGTCGTCGGCTGATGCTAGAAACGAGCTGCTTGACGGATGGAAAGAGCTTGGCGGACGTACAGTTCTTATCGAAGGCCTGAAGAATGCGTTCAAAGCCCTCGGGGAAATTATGGCCCCGATCAAAGAGGCTTTCCGTGAGGTTTTTCCACCGGCAACAGCTAAGAGCCTCTTTAACTTGACGAAGAGTTTCCGAGATTTTGCAGTAGGGCTGCGCCCAAGTGAGAAAACTGTCGACAACTTAAAGCGTATATTTAAGGGTCTCTTCAGTGCTCTTGAGATTGGGTGGACGATCATCAAAGAGACTGCCAAGTTCATTGGTAATCTTTTCTCGTCTATGACTGGCGCAGGAAGCGGTAAGTTTCTTGCATTTGCTGCCAATATTGGTGATTTCTTCACGAAACTCAACAAAGGTCTGGTAAAGGGTAAAGGCATTCAGGATTTCTTCAAGACCTTGGGCTATAGGGTAGGGAAGACCGCAGAATTGTTTAAAGACAAGGCTGCAGACATTATCGATTTCT